AATGGTTTGACGAGCAGTACTTAATTAATACTCCGCTTTCTGGGGAGCCTCAGTACTACACGTTTAACGGTGTAAACTCTAGTGGTGATACTCAGATTGACGTTTACCCTAAACCAGATGCTGCTTATACCCTGCGGTTTAACTGCATACAACGTAACGATGAGTTAAGTGCTGACACAGATGACTTGATTATTCCTAGTCAGCCTGTTATTCACATGGCAGTAGCTCTCTTAGCGCGTGAGCGGGGCGAGACAGGCGGTACATCAGCGCCTGAATACTTTGGCATTGCTGATAAGTATTTGTCTGATGCGATTGCGCTGGACGCACAAAAACACCCTGAAGAAGTTATTTGGTACACTCCGTAAGGAATACGTATGGCACAGCCACTTACAAGTATTAACTTAGTTGCTCCTGCGTTTAAGGGCGTCAATACGGAAGACTCTCCGATTGCACAAGACCCTTCATTTGCAGACGTTGCAGATAACGCTGTTATTGACAAGCGTGGTCGTATCGCTGCGCGTAAAGGTATTTCTGTAATTACTACAAACAAGACCGCTCTTGGTTCTGACCATGTTCATAAGGTTCATTACTTTTATGATGACGCAGGTAACGAAGTAGTATTTACTGCAGGTAACAACAAGATTATGACAGGGACTACTACCCTGACTGACGCTACGCCCGGATCATACACAATTACAGGCAACAACTGGAAAATTGTAAACTTTAATGACAAAGCGTACTTTTTTCAGCGTGGGTACGATCCTCTTGTGTACGACAACGCTACAGGACTACGTACATTTACTGTAGCAAACAGCGGAGCTACTAACGCAACTTTTAAATGTCACGAGGCTTTGGCAGCTTATGGTCGTTTGTGGATTGTAGACAACGCAACTGACAGCCAGACAATATACTGGTCAGACCTTTTAGACGGCAGTGCTTTTACTGGTGGCTCCAGTGGTTCTATAGATGTATCTAAAGCATGGCCTGATGGCTATGATGAAGTAAGGGCGTTAGCTGCTCACAACGATTTACTAATTGTTTTTGGTAAGCATAGTATTATTGTGTATTCAGGCGCTTCTAGTCCTGCAAGCATGGCGATAGCAGATACTATTGCAGGCGTTGGGTGCATCTGTAGAAACTCTGTACAACACATTGGTACAGATGTATTGTTTATGTCTAACTCAGGTTTGAGAAGTCTTGGACGTACTATCCAAGAAAAGTCTCTTCCTATATCTGATCTTAGTTTAAATATTAAGACAGAGTTAATTGAAGTGATTCAAGCTAGAAGCGAACCTACAGCTTCTGTGTACAGCCCTGAAAACTCTTTTTATCTAATTGCATTTCCCGGTCAATCTACTGTTTATTGTTTTGATCTTAAAGGAGCATTAGAAAACGGAGCTTATAGAGTTACTCGTTGGCCTTCTGTTGGTCATAAATCGTTTGAGCGTAAAGCAGATGGTACGTTGTACATTGGTACGTCTGATGGTCTTGGTCAGTATTCAGGTTTTAAGGACAACACTTCATCGTATCGGTTTAGGTACTACAGTCCGGGCTTGACCTTTGGCGATCCTTCAAAAATTAAGTTACTTAAAAAAGTAAAACCTACTATTGTTGGTGCTGGTGGTGCTACGGTATTTATGAAGTGGGCTTATGATTTTGAAACAGCCTTTAAAACTTATACTTTTTCTATAGGAAACCAATCACCAGCTTTATTTGGTATAGACGAGTTTGCTGTAGGTGAATATACAGGTGGAGAACTAACTACTAGAAACTCTGTGTCAGGCACAGGGAATGGAAGTGTAATAACTATTGGCATGGAGGCTGAAATAAACGGCTCTGCCTTGTCTCTCCAAGAAATTAACGTATTAGCATTAATAGGTAAAACAGTATGAGCAATTATACAAAGACAACAAACTTTACCGCTAAGGACAGTTTACCTTCTGGAGATAGTGGCAAAGTAATTCGCGGTAGTGAGTTTGACACTGAGTTTAACGCCCTTGCAACAGCAGTTACATCAAAAGCTGACTTAGCATCTCCTACTTTTACAGGCACTGTGACGATCCCTGCATTAAACTTTACGGGAACTCTGTCAACAGGAACGATTGATGGAGGTACTTACTAATGTCTAGTTGGTATACACTAGGACAACAAAACCCCACTACTAATCCAGCAACAAGCGGCGGCTCTGGTGGCAGTTTTGACCTTACTGGTCTTCTAGGCGGTCTTTTGGGCGCAGGCACTGCTGTTGCGGGTGGCGCGGGTGTAATGTCTGCTTATAATAAGCTAGAAGGTCTTGGAGAACAAGCCAAAGCTGATGCTGAAAAGATAGCTACGCAGATGTTTCCTCTTTCTCAGTTCCGTCCGTTTACTGTAACATCAGCAACGGGTGGTCAGTTCGGCGCTGCTCCTGAACTAGATGCGGAAGGAAACGTCATAGGTACTCAGACTACTATGGCCCTTTCTCCTGAAGAACAGGCAATGCAGGGAATGTTGATGGATCAATCTCAGCAGTTCTTGGGACAGTCTGCTATGCCTATGGGTCAACGAGAAGCAGACGTATACGAGCGTATTCGTGCGATTCAGTCGCCTGAAGAAGAGCGTCAGCGTTTAATGTTAGAAGAACGTCTGATGAATCAAGGTAGGCTGGGTGTACGCACTGGTATGTTTGGCGGTACTCCTGAAGCGTTTGCTATGGAAAAAGCACAAGCAGAAGCACGTAACCAAGCCTCTTTGATGGCTATGCAACAGGCACAGGCTGAACAGACACAAGCACAACAAATGGGTCTATCGGCTTTGGGCGGTGCATATCTACCGCAAGCACAGCTTCTGAACGTACAGCAGGCTTCTCAGTTGTATCCGCAGATGCAGCAGCAAGCGCAGTTGTACCAGACAGGACAGCTTGGTGAAACTTTGATGACAGGTCTTGAGGCTCAGTTGGTTGCAGAGCAGGCACGAGCTAACTTGTTGGGAGGCCTTGGTACAGGGTTGCTAGGTGGTATGTTTAGTCCTATAGGCAATGCAGAAGACGGTTTTGCTCTTCCTATTGCAGACCTTTTGGGCCTTGGTTAAAACTGGAGAATAACAATGGCTAAATTTTCACAAGCACTACTACAAGGGCTGTTGAATCCTACGTATCAACAGGGGCTATTTGAAACTGCTCGTAATGTAGGCCAAGCTCCGGGTATTTTCGCTCAACAAAAAGCTAATGAAGCAAAGCGACAGCAGATGGCAGACATTTATAGTACTGCGATAGCGCCGGGAGCTACTTCTGCTGAAATAAACCAAGGCGCTCAACAGCTTATGCAAATGGGACAGCAGGAAGAGGCCCTAGCTCTAAGCGAGCAAGCAAGAGATGCTTTAGCAACAGAGCAGGAAAAAGAGGCGCTCGCCGCTAGAAAAACAGCAATGGCTACACGTGCAACCTCTTTGGGTTTAACTGACGTTGCTGAAAATATCAGGAACGCTCCTGACCAAGACACGCTGAACGATATAGCTAAAGACTTACGAAAAACTGAGATCGAAAGACTGCCTTCACAAACTCCTATGCAAAGATGGAGCAGAGCGCGGTCTGTTGGCTTAACTAAAGAAGAGTTTGATAACGCTGGCTTGGCAGACGCTACCGACAAATTTTTTAACGATTACGTAACGGGCCTAAAGGGTAAAACCGAGGCTTGGGTTGATGACGAAGGCAATATACGGGCTATCAGGTTTTCTGAGTCAGGCAAGGCTTGGGATGACGAACAACAGTTGTTTGTAGAGCCTTCAGAGCTTGGGTTAGTACAGAAGGCCCCTAGTGTGCAAAAAGTAATTGACGCCAGCAACAAGATGGTAGAATCTCTAGCAGACGAAAGCGTTAAAGACATTGTAAACTTAAGAGACAGAGCTAGGACAGCCAAGACTAAACTAGACGTACTAAACCGACAGCTTGCCCGATTAGAGGGCGGTATGCCAACTGGAATGACAGCTAATATTCAGGTTGAGCTTTCTAGAATTGGGCAGCTTATGGGTAGGCCTTATAACCCAGAGCTTGTCAACGCCCAAGAGTACATGATGGAAGTTGCTAACTTGGTTAAGCAAGAGATCAAGGCGTTTGGTTCAGGCACGAGTATTACTGATGCTGACCGAGAGTACACTCAGCGAATGGTGGGTGGTGACATTACCCAGCAGCGAGAGGCTCTGGCAAATATGCTCAAAATCTACAAAAAGGCTGCTGAAGGGACAATTCAAGACTACAACGGAGTCATTGAAAAAACCTCTAGCAAACTTGGCGAAGAAAACATGGGGTCATTCCAGACCATCACTATGCCTGAAGAGGGTCTGTCTCCTGCAGCACAGAAGTACATCACTCCAACACAGGAAGGCTGATAAATGGCTACACGCGAGCAGTTAATTAAAGGCTTGAACAAAGCTGTAGACGCTAATGATATTCCCGCTGCTAATGAAATTGCGGCTATGCTGGAGCAGATGGATAAGGCTTCTGAACCCCCTCCAGCGCCTCCAGAAACCTACACCGAAGGAGTCGCTAGGCGTTACGAGGAAGCAGACTTTTCTGGCATCGCTGGCGAATACAAGCCAGAGGTAAGCAGGCGTCTAGCAATTACACCAGAAGGCGAGGGTACGGACATATCCAGAGTCCCTGCTACGGCTATTTCGCAGGCTGCTAGAACAGGCGGTGAGCTAATCATAGAAGCAGGATCTGTTGTCCTGCCTGACACTGTACGCGAGTTTGCTACAGAAGCCTTTGACGGCTTTATGCAAACGGGGTACGGAAGGGCGGCGGCAGAGGCCCTTTCTATGGGTGCTGAAGCGTACATGGAGTGGCGAGGAGAAAACCCCGCTCAAGCCGAAGAATTTGAAACGGTTGTGGACGTTGTTTCTGTTTTGTCTCCGAGGCCTGACCTAATAAACCTAGATGTAAAAGCCGAAGAAGTCAAAAAAGCAGGGGAAAGCGCAAGTCAAGCTAAGAAAAGAACATCGCTTACGAGCCTTGTACAGCCCGAAAAACTGGGGGTGCAGGACAGAACAGAAAAATCTGGTGTCCTTAATACTGAAAGATGGATTCCTAATGATTTTGACAACGAAGTGATTACTGCTTTACAGAACACTCCCGGCATTAAGCCATACGGAACAGTGCATGATAACTTTAGGGTGGTACAGAACGCTATAGAGTCTGAAAAGGCGCAATTAGACAACTACATTAAATCTCAAAACCGTAAGATTGATATTGAAGACCTCAACATTGAGTTTAACGATGCACTTGAGGTTTTTACCGGAAGTGATGTGTACAAGCTGGCAACAAAACCCGCCAGAAAACAATTTGATACTTACGTTGAACTAGCTAAAGAGATTATCAACAGCGAGGGAACTGACTTAGAGGCCGTACTACGCGCTCGTAGGCGTTTCGATGCTGCCGTTCACAAAGCAGGACAGACGTTGGATGCTGATGTAGCTACCTATCAAGCAGAAGCCGCTAAATTGGTTAGGGGGGTTCTCAACGACTACCTAAAAAGAAACACTAGTGGTGAAGCGGTGCATGGGCTTTTAGACGCCCAGTTTAAGCAACTGGTGGCCTTGGACCGTATGGTAAACAAACGTAACGCTGAAGGCGTAAACGCTATTGCTAGGTTTAAACAGAGACTGACAGCAGGCACAGGCATCACAATGCCAGCCACTGTTTTGTCTGTTATGGCTACTGGTGGAACTGTTTTAGATCCTCTGGTGGGTGGTGCTTTAGCAGCCGGGGCCGTTGGAACTGTTGTTGGTCAGCAGATACGTAGACACGGTAAAAAGGCCGTTCTTCAGACCTACGCCTTTATGCTTTCAGCTACCGACAGACTGATTAAGAACACGAACGATCCTCTACGTCTTCAGGCGCTAGAGTTAGACCGTCAAGTGTACGTAAGTTTGCTAGAGGACGCTAGAGCATCTGAGGAGACTCAAGAAGATGAGTGACCTTTACAAGACACGTAAGAAGTACAAGGAAAAAACAAGGCAGACAGAAAGAGAGTACTCCGAGCAGGCCGCGCAAGGTGCTAAGGCTTTAGTACCCGAAATCATTTCTAATATATCTGAAGCAAGTCAAGAGGGTTTTAATAAAGCTCTTGATGCTGCTACACGAAGACGCCAGATTGGTATGGAGATGGGACAGCGGGGATTTAGTATGGACGCCCTAGGCCGTTACGGAGAAGAGACTCTGGCGCAGGCCGCAGGCACTGCTGGGTGGGTGCTGTCGCCAATCACAGGCACATTTGAAGCAATAACTCCAGATTTAGGTGTGACTAAGGCTATCATGGAAAGCGAAATAGGGCAACAGGGTCAACAGTTAGCGGGAGAGTACCCTAGGACTGCTAGGAACGTGAGCAACGCACTAGAGGCAGGTAGCTGGTTTCCCGGAATGAAGATGCTGAGTCGGGTAGCTAACGCTACTGTTGACAACATGCCCACCGAGCTACCGGGATTCTACAGCGGTAACCCTGTAGGTGCTGTAGCCAAGGGTGCAACAGGGGCTATACCCGGAATGCTCGGTCAGCTTTTCAGGCCCCAGAGACAGGCCGAGAGGCGCGTCATAGGTACTGGAGTGGGTCGTAGGTCTGAGTACGTAACTAACCCTAAGCAGAGTGTGGTTACGGGGAGTATGCTGGCTAACTCTGCGTTAGACAAGCAATACACTAATTCGCCTGAGGGAGGGGATAACGTAGTACAAAATAGTGCTGAGGTCCAGAGGTACGTAGACGGGAGTTTTGACGTAAGTGACCAAGAAGCAATTAGGGCAGGACTCGCGTCTCTGGAACCTGATACACCTGATGTGATCTTGGACGCCGCGATGGAACACTGGCAAACGGTTCAGGGTATAAACAGGAGACCCGGAGGAACCACGGCAGTCGTACGTAGACCGCTGTCTGGTGAGAAGCTGTCAGGAGAGGCCACAGGAACAGCGTCAACAGCGTCTTCTGTGTCTAGGTCACTAGCTAGCCCTAAGACTCTAGAGGTGGCTCAGAAGGCTCTACCGGACGCTGAGGGCATAGACTTCTATAACCAGTACTTAACGGTCTCTAAACACGCTAACAACGACAACGTACGTAAAGCCGTGTATAACGAGAAACTGCCAAAGGGGACCACAGGAGCAGACTTACAGCAGGATTACTGGAGAGGGTTGTACAACAAAAGTCAAGGTAAAAGAGTCACAGAAAAACAACAGCAGGCTCTTGACTTCTTTGAAGACGCTAGTCCTATTAAGATGACAGATAGGGGAAACGGTATCTACACGCTACAGGACACAACCAAGTCAGCGGCTCAAGACTTAGGCGGCATGAACCAGTTCCTAGCCATCGACGTAAACAAGGGCAAAGTATGGACAATGGGATCAGACGGTCACGACCTGTTTGGAGTCAATCCCGCAGGCGCTAACGATCTGGTAAACCTCGTGCCTATCCACTCGTTTGACGTAGGCGTTAAGAAATCTTATCCCAAGTCGGGAGGAGTAGAGGTAAACCTGAGCCGTATAGAAGAGCTTACAGGGATGCCGAGGAAAGCAGGAGAATCAGCTACTGCGTACCAGAAGAGGGTAATGAGAGACTACAGGGGTTCTGCAGAGCTTCAGGATTACCTAACCGTAGGTGAGAACGTAGTAGGAGCGGGTATGCTTACATCCACTATAGCAGGAGATAGAGAAAATGAAGAAAAGTAATGATGATAAGCACGAAGTATCTTTCACATCCATTGACTACCACAGTATGTGCCAGAAGTCAAAAGACCGTATCAAGAAGATGCAGGCTGAAGGAATACCTACGCCCCATGACCCTAAAGAGAAGCCAGAGGACGTAGGCAGTAACGACAGAGGTTACTCTATCTTCTTTATGTCATAACTCGCAGTTATTCCCTGTGCAGGCCAGTTGTTGTGACCCTTCAGTCATATCGCTGGCCTCTTCTATATCCCACGATATCTCTGTAGGGAAACCCTTCTTAAGTTCTTTCAAGGTAGCCTTATCCACAGGTTCATACGGAGCCTGCTGGTACGTGTGGTCTGAGTAAGGTAGGAAAGAAATACCTGACACCTTATCAAACTTGTTGTACAGCCACTGTCCTACCTCAAGGAACTCATCATCACGGTAGTAGCAGGTCATAGACGGCTTATGCTCACACCAGTAGTCCTGATATATC